ACCTGCATCTTATCAAAGGCTTTTGTCTAGGGTTTGAGATTGTGGATGAAGTTCCCGGAAGTTCATTTTTTGTAATAGATATTTTTATCGTACGAATCGGTATTGAAGTTGAAAGAATTTAAATAATGGCGACTACAGGTACTACCGCATTTAATTTAAGCATGAATGACCTCATCGAAGAGGCGTTTGAGCGTTGCGGTAAAGAACTCCGTACTGGTTATGACTTTCGCACGGCTCGCCGTAGCGTTAACCTGCTTACTATTGAGTGGGCAAATAAAGGTATTAACCTTTGGACTATTGAGCAGTGCCAGATTGTTTTAAATACTGGTCAGGCTATTTACGCTTTGCCTGTAGATACGATTGATATTTTGGATGCCGTAACCCGTCAAAACAACGGTATGGCACAGAACCAGATTGACATTAATCTAAGCCGCATTTCAGAGAGTACCTACTCGACTATTCCTAATAAGAATGCCTACGGACGTCCTATTCAGATGTGGGTCAATCGTCAGTCTGGTAACGTGGCAGCTATTCCTCAAGCAACTTTGGTGGGTAGCATTAGTAGTTCTGATACCACTATTACGCTAAGCACAACTGTTGGACTTCCTACTACTGGCTTTATTAATATCGATAATGAAACAATTGCATACCAAAACATCATCGGTAATCAGATCCTTAACGCTTGGCGTGGTCAAAACGGTACTACTGCAGCCTCCCATAATTCTGGGGCTAATGTGTATAACAATCAGTTACCTTGCGTAAACGTCTGGCCTACACCTAACCAACCGGGCAACCAGTACACACTCGTCTATTACCGCATGCGTCGTTTGCAAGACGCTGGCGATGGTATTAATACTGAAGATATTCCTTTCCGTTTCATTCCCGCTATGGTCGCTGGCTTGGCTTATCATCTAAGCGTCAAGCTAGAAGGGGTAGATCCGCAAAGAGTTCTTGGCTTAAAAGCTGCATACGATGAGACATTCCAGCAAGCCGCTGATGAAGACCGTGAAAAGGCTTCTGTACGCTGGGTACCTAGAAATATGTTTTATTACAGATAATTATGAATATAGTGACTAGAGCGCAGGCGTCGCAACTAGAATTAACCCACTACTTTACTGGTAAGCCATGTATTTATGGACATTTAAGTAAACGTAGAACAAAAGATAGAGTTTGCATGGAATGCAATAAACTCGTTCGGGCTAAGGTACGGGCAGAACAACCAGAAAAAATTAAAGCCCAGAAGAAAAAATCTTATGAGCAAACAAAAGAACGCCACCTTACACAAAAGCGAGAGTATAGACAAGCCAATAAAGGCAAAATAGCCGCTTTAAATGCAGCTAGAAAAGCGTATATAAAACAGCGTACTCCAAAATGGCTTACAGTAATTGACAAAGAACGTATTCAAAACGAGTATAAGTTGGCTGCGTTACAATCTAAAATTACTGGCGAACCTTGGCATGTAGACCATGTAATCCCATTACAGGGTAAGTATGTATCTGGGTTGCACGTACCAAGTAATTTAAAAGCAATTCGTGGTGTGGAAAACATTTCGAAAAAGAACCGCTTTGAGGTAAACTATGCCAAATAAGTATGCTTCTGGTAAGTATGCGATTGCGGAATGTGATCGGTGTGGGTTTAGGTATAAGTTACACGAATTAAAAACAGAAATACTAAAAACCAAACCATATCGAGTGAAGGTTTGTAAGGCATGTTGGAATCCTGATCAACCACAGTTGCAGCTTGGTCTTTACCCGGTTTCAGATCCACAAGCCGTACGGGAACCAAGACCAGATGTAAGTTACTATGTTGGTGGACAAACTGGTGTATATACAAATCTATTCAGTGCTAATCCAAATGCTGCTGATGAGTTTGGGTATCCAACAGATGGTAGCAGGCAGTTTCAATGGGGATACAACCCAGTAGGTGGGGCAGGTTATTTTGATAGAGCATTAACACCAAATAGCTTGATTCCAGTAATAACCATAGGCAACGTTACAATAGTTACAACATGAAACAGTGCACTAAATGCTTAGAAATTAAGCCTACTTCTTCATTTCATAAAAAAGCTACTTGTAGAGATGGGCTATTTCAATGGTGTATATCTTGCCATAGATTAATAACTAAAACTAGACAGAAAGAACTTAGGAGTAATCCAGAGTTTGTTAAAAAAGAGGCTAAAAAAGTTGCTGTGTGGAGAAATAAAAATCCAGAAAAAGCTAAACTTTCTTGGAAAAAATATTTAGATAACAATAGAGCAAAAATATATGCTATTGGAACTAAGTATAGGTTGAGTAAAATGCGTAGAACTCCTATTTGGCTTACTGAAACAGAGCATTGGATGATTGAGCAAGCGTATGAATTAGCCGTATTACGCACTAAAATAACTGGATTTTCGTGGCACGTAGACCATATAATTCCATTACAGGGTAGACTAGTATCTGGGCTACATACCCCGTATAATTTGCAAGTGATACCAGGAAAAGATAACCAGCAAAAGAGTAACTACTTTGCTTTAACGTAAGGAGCAGTAAAATGGGATATAGAAAAGCAGCTGACGGTATTACCAAAACAGGTAAAACTAAAGGTAAAAATTTAGGTGACTCAGGTCCAGTATTAGGCATCGAAACCGGTCCTAAGAAAAGCACAAGCACTCTTAATAAAGATATGAAAAAAATGGGCCGTAATTTAGCTCGTGTTAAAAATCAGGGGTAATCATGGCTAAGAACGATTTTCCAAAAACTGAGACTAAAGACGCTTTTGGCGCTCACGGTCACGCTAAAGAAAATAAAGCTGCTAGTGCATACACTGGCTTTGTTTATCCACAAGGCGGTGGTAATGATATTGGTGTTTATAAGCAGCCAATGCCTAACCCAAATACGCAAGAGTTTAATACCGTGCATAGCAAAGGCAGCAATCTAGATGACGTACGTATTAGTTTAGGTAACTTAACTAAAAACTACCAACCAGATAATAAGTTTGGTGTTGGTGAGATGCGTGGTTATGGCGCAGCTACTAAAGGTCGTAAGATTAGCGGGAAAATGGGCTAATGAATTACGAAGAGCTGTATAACAATATTCAGGCTTACGCTGAAAACACTGAACAACTGTTTGTGGCAAGCATTCCTGTCTTTGTGCAGGAGGCTGAATATCGCATATACAACTCCGTAAATTTAGCTCCATTACGTAAAAATGTTATTGGTACTCTTACTGCTGGTAATCAATACCTTTCTTTGCCTGATGATTGGTTGGCTAACTATTCGTTAGCAGTGATTGACAACACCGGACGCTACACTTACCTTTTAAATAAAGACGTAAGCTACATGCGTGAAGCATACCCTAATCCTTCTACTACGGGTTTACCCTTATACTATGGTTTGTTTGGTTCTCAATACGGCAATATTAATGAGTTAACGTATAACGTTTCCCCTACCCCAGACCAAAACTACCAAGTAGAGATGCATTATTTCTACTACCCACCGACTATTGTTCAAGGTCAAATTAGCTTGTTAGGAGTGCCCACTGCTGGTACGCTATATATCAATGGTGTATACCAAAACGTTGCTTTAACCGGAGGTTCTGGTGCAAATGCTACAGCAGATATCGTTGTCGTGGGGGGTTCTGTCACTTCCTGCACTCTTAAGTTTGGCGGTAATTTTTATGTTGTTGGTGACGTGCTTAGTTGCTCTTCTTTGGGGCCTACGGGCAGCGGTTTTGCGGTCACGGTAACACAAGTCTCTAATGCTACTGGTACAAGCTGGTTGGGTGATAATTACGACCCAGTGCTGTTCTATGGTTCTATGCGTGAAGCTATGCTATTTATGAAGCAAGAGCAAGACTTAGTGACCTATTACGAAAATAAGTATCAGGAAGCCCTACAAGAACTTAGACGCCTCGCTGACGGCCTTGACCGTGGTGACTTCTACAGAGATGGCGCTACTAAGCTAAATGTAAATTTAAAGGGTAATGCATAATGGCTATAGTCCAAGGCGCTACTACGACCTTCATGCAAAACCTATTAAATGGTAATGAAAACTTTACCACGGGTACTTATTACATTGCGCTGTATAACGCTAACGCTAATTTAGACCAAACTACCACTGCGTACACGACTCAAAATGAAGTGACTGGTTCTGGTTACACGGCTGGCGGCAAACAACTAACCATTACAGTAACCCCAACCATAGATAACCAATACAACACGGCTTATATTTCGTTTGCCAATGCAGTTTGGAGCCCTGCTAACTTTACTGCTAGGGGTGCGTTAGTTTACAATTACACTACTAAAGCAGCTTGTTTTGTGTTAAATTTTGGGTCAGACAAGACATGTAATAGTAGTTTTACCGTGCAGTTTCCGGCAGCGACTAGTACGTCTGCCATTTTATCCATTAGTAGCTATACAAGCGCTAATATCATTAGTTCTGGAGATTAATATGCAAAAAGAAATCGCAAGTTGTGGTGATAGCGCAGTAGCTACTCTACAAGCAAAAGCCAATATTCCTGAAGGTATGGGAATTGAGGGTTGGTACCATGTCGAGTGCCATGATAAAGACGGCAATCTTAAAGTGGACTGAAGAGTTCCCTAACTTAGTTGTTGCTGCTGGTAAGCAGTTAATGCTTGACACTCTTTTAAAAGGCTCTAGCTACAACGTAACTGGTCCATATTTGGGTCTTACAAAGGTAAGCCTTACACCAGCAGCTACGGATACAATGACCACATTGATTAGTACTAATGCCGCTGAATTTACTAACTACACAGTTGGTGGTTCTGCAGTGCGTGGTACAGCCGTATTTGCTTCTTCTACATCTACTGGCTCAACACC